TTCACTGTTTATCGAGATCGCGAGTGCAATGGATGGTCTAAGGTGTCAGTTTTTGAGTTTTACCGCATAAACAAGGATAGATACAACTAAAACCAAGGCCGCATCAAGCGGCCTTATTTATCCCCTGGGATTGCATCCACCTCTCTTCCTGCTTCGCCATCTTCTCGAAGATCTTCTTGGCAAAGGCATTGCCATTTTCATCAACCACAGTTGGCACTTGTGAGCAGCGACAATTGATAGGGTTGCCGTTTTTGCTGTAGAACTCCGTTACCTCCGCTCGTGTGTAGAGGTTTCCGTGCCTATCAGCATGACTTCGGCGAGTGGTCGCCATTAACGCCGACACCCAAAGCAGCTTAGTGACCAGCCCCAGCGATTCGCTGGCGCGTTGCGATTCATCCATCACGGCAGAGCGATAGGCCACCCCTAGCTCGGTTCGTGCGATTGTTGCGGCTCGGCTTGCGGCTTTAGCTTGCGTGCCTTCGGTATCAACCAGGTATCCCTTTAGCTGTTGCGCGGCCCATCGTGGCGACTTGCCTTGCGCTATGGTGTCACCAAGTATCCGTCGAGTGGTGGTTATTCCATTGAGTTGAATGTGCGCGATGTGACCACGGCAATCCGGCGCTGATACTCTGGCGTGAATAACACGGATTCTATGTTGCTGTAAGCGCTTGCGTAGACTACTGATTGCACGGCCAGCGATGATTGAGCATATGCAGCACCCTGCTGGTATGCCTCGGCAGTGTATTGTTGCATCCATACATCCCACTGCTCGCCGCGCTGCATCATAATCCGCTGGATTATCTCTGCGATAGTCTCATCAATGCGCCGCAGCTGTAGATAGTCCAGCTCGTAGATGTAAACCCTCTCGGCATTCAGCAGATATGCCCGAAGCCCATTCACGGAAATCTCTCGCGGCTGTAGCTGGTCAATGACTCTCGCCTGAATCTCGGTGTTGATAGCTCGCAACCTTCGGCGGAAGTCGGCATAGGCTCGCTTCTCGCGGCCTTTCTGCTGGGTTGGATCTAGAATGTTCGGACTGGGAAAGGCCAAGGTGAAATCCTCTGTGAAATTTTCTTCATTTTAGCATTGACCGCCAGCCTGATAGCTGTAATAGTATTGGCATCAACCAAGGAGAAAAGCATGGCAAAGCAGTTTTTTATGGTAAGCGGCACATATCCTGGCATCACAACAAAAAACTCGCATATTCCCCCGAAGAAATTCCATCACAGCGGGTTCCTTGGGTGCGATATGATCCAGTTGCACATAATTGAGCTGATAAAGGAAGGCGTTGAGGTGGATGGAATCAAAGTGCACGTTGACTCACCTGGCGGCTCGGATGTGACAAAGTGGCAAGTTGGCCAGGCGCTGAAAAGGATGGGAATAAAGCCATGAACCGCGAACGATTCGAGGAGCTAGCCAGGCTGAAAGGCATGGACGTAACCCGCGCAAATCGCCGGATTACATTCGTTAACCTTGAGGTTATTGAGGTTGTGGAGTACATCAGTCGCACAACCGAGGCGGCTTGGTGTGGATGGCAAGAGGCAATGAAGGAGAATGGCGATGAGTGAGAAAATGCGTGAGGATTTCGAGGAGTGGTTTTATGAATACTCGCTGCCAAGCGAGGGTGACTGGTTCATAAGGGATTCGTGCGGTGATTATTATTATCCATCAACTCATGATGCATGGATGGGGTGGCAAGCCTCCCGTGCCGCGCTGGTGGTTGAGCTGCCGCCTGAGCGAGAAGAGAGGTTCATAGACTCATATCAAGAGGGCTGGAATGATGCAATCGACTCATGCAGGGTGCTAGTCGAGAGCGTTGGAGTCACATGCAAATTACCACGCCACAAGTCATAATCGAAATCATGTATCTGAGAGCGTATAGAGCAATGAAAGGAATTGAGTTATGAGTAAGATTTTCCCAAACTCACGCCAGCGCCGCAAGGATGCCAACGACATGGAGGCAATCAAGCGGCGTCAGGATGCGCGGCGCTTCATCGAGAAGCGGCGAGAGCTGTAGGGGTTGATTAAGGAGTTGAGTTTATGAGTAAGTTAATTGCTATGTACCAAGTGAGGGAGTGGGTTGGTAATGAATACAGCAAGACGCTGGGCTTTGTCAAAGATAATGGTTGGAACAGGGAGTGGCACATGAGCTTCACAGAAGAAGAAATATCGTTGATGATTGAGCACATAAAATCAACTGGAGTCGCTTGTGACATTTTGGATGATCAAGATAAGCTGTGCTTGATTGCCTCAGCAATAATAGAGTCTCTAAACTTAAGATGAAACCAACAATCGAAGGCCTGTTGATTCTGGCGTTAAGTGTGGCCGGTATTATTTTTGCAATGTTGGTGGAGTGGTGAATAGATTTATTTCTGGTAAGTTGCTGATTTACATAAACAAAGCCAACAGAGATAAAGCCCCGTAACGGGGCTTTTCTTATTGCTGCTCGATGCCATCCTCTGGTTGCTGCTCAGGAGGTGGCAAATCATCCAATCCATCCGCTGGCTCAGGCTCCATTCCTGATTCAGTGCGAATCTCTTGTGGTGTGTAGTACCGCTCACCCAAGCCAAGGCCCATCTGGTTAATCTCGGCCATCCTCTTGGCGTTGTCGAGCTTGTCGCCAGTTGATGGGTCGAGAAGGTTATCCCATACAGCAGACAATTCAGCGCCCTTGAAGCACCCAATATCAGACAGGTGCTTGAAGAAGTCCTCGATATCGTTATCGAGCACATTAGCTCGGCGAGAAGTGGCAAGCTGAGCCATTACATTGCCGTTCTCGGAGCTGCTGCGCTCGCCTGTCATATGGCCGGTTAGCTCTGTAGCTGGGAAGCCGCCAAGCGACGCGCAAGCCTCTTGCAGGCAGCAATCGAAGAACTCCTGCGGGTTCGGCATTGATACCGTCAAGGCGTTAACGTCAACATCCTGCGTCACCATGAAGCTGTCGAACTGGCTGTTAAGGTCTCGGCCCACAGCCTGGAATGCGTCGCTGATTTCCTGGACTTTCACCCCCATCATGCGGGCGATTTCATCCATGCGGGCTTCTTTCGAGAAGTTGGCCTGGAGCTGGCGGGCTGCGTTCTTGAAGAAGCCCTCCGCGCCAGATTGGTTGATTTTCTCGATGGCTGAGAATGCATTGAACCCGCGAGCCAGCAGGTTGTTGCCGAATTCGCTGGTAGAGCCATCAGTGAACACATCTCCGAAGTACACCACGCGAGTCCAGTGAATGTTTACCTCTTGTACTGGCTTTGTGTTCAGAGAGTTGTCATAGCTGACTATCTCCTGATATGCCCACGCCTTTGGCTCACCGTATCGCTCAGAAGTGCGATCCATTTCGGTATCAGTCACGCGAAGCTGACATTCCCACACTGGCATGTAACCCACGATTTGGTCTGGACGGACGTTTGTTGCTGGCTGGCTCCAGTCTTGACCGTCAGCGATTTTGATTATTAGCGCAGCATAGTTACCTACCATGCGCTTTGTATCCATAGCGCGAAATGCCCGCCACAGTTTGGTTAGCTTGCAGAACTTGCGCAGCTCTTTTTCGAGTGGTGTGTCCACCTTGTTTTCGGCTGATGGCTCGCCTTCGACTAGCTCAGGATATGACTCCCAGGTCTTACCGGCCAGCTTGTCAATCGCACCGCCAGCAACGCCATTCCGGTCGTACATGTTCTTTTTGTGCTCGAATGTCAGCTCTGTCGGCAGGCCAAACACCCGATACAGCGATCCATGCTTACTGTCGGAGCCCATCACCTGACTTACCCGCGCCATCCTGATTCGCTCCAGTGCGCTTTGGCACTGGTTCACGATAATCTCTGCTCTTAATAGTTTTAATGTGATGCCATGATTAGACATCAACAACGAAGGAGTTATGTATGAATCTACCAATGCAGCCAATACATCTTGATTCACGTGGTGTGGCTAGATTTACAAAAAACAGGATTGTCGACGACCTTCTTGAATTTGCAACATCTCGCGGATTTGGACTTAACGAGATCGCGGCTGGTGATTATTCTGACGATGAGCGAATGCAGATGGCGCAGATAATCGGATACAGCGTGGGCGGATATGGAGAGCTTAGTTATGTGAGTGATGAATCATTCAATTATGCTAATGAAAAAGCTATGGACTTACAAAAATGACCGACTACAACAGCATGAAGGCCGACGAGTACGCGCGGCGGCAAGGTGAGATTGATGATATGGAGAATGCGATAGTAGCAATGATGGGCGCTGTCGAGAGTGAGCTGCCAGACTGGGTGTGGCGAAACGGGTATC